ACATGTTGCATGTATTTTTATTCAAGATGAATTTTTATTTGAATTTCAACACAAGTCTTTAGGAGGAGGGTAATAACCTCCCACGGGTCCTCTGTGAAGTTATCATAAGAAAATCATTTACTTTTTACGCATGCAGCAAAACGAAAACGATAGCACAATCGTAAAAGCAGTTGGATAGACTAGCTATCTAAGGGGAGTAAACCTCTTTAAAAACAAATGAAGATAAAGGGAGTTCGTAAAATAAATAACCTTACTCAGCCCGATGAGTATAAACCGATCTTGGATAACGCAATGATCACAAGGAGCGACAGTTATGAAGAACGTAGCGCCGTCTACCAAAACCGGCAAGAACGTTGTCCTAAACAACCAAAAATTAGGGCGATAGCACAATCGTTAAAGCAGTGGGATGGACTAGCCATTCATTTGGATAAAACCAAATTTCAAAAATAAATATGGAAAGTTCTATAAGAAACAACCTTACTCAGCCCGATGAGTATAAACCGATCAAGGGTAACGCTATGATCACAAGGAGCGACAGTTACGAGACCGTTGAACCACGCAACCAAAAAGTGGTAAACAAAAATTTAAATATGGAAAGTTCTACAAGAAACAACCTTACTCAGCCCGATGAGTATAAATTGATCAAGGGTAACGCTATGATCACAAGGAGCGACAGTTACGAGACCGTTGAACCACGCAACCAAAAAGTGGTAAACAAAAATTTTAATTTTATCAATAGTATAGAATATAAAACTTTGTGTGAAAAGTTAGGAAAGATTTATTTGCATAAGTTTAAGAAGCAATGTAATGGATTTTCGTGTTATAAATATGATGATACTAGTTTATTTGTTTGTTTTTTGTCAAGGAATTTACTAATGGAAGTTACTACTGCAAAATTTTCGAATTATGTAGCTAAGTACAAGGACCACGCAGTGTTAAAAGGAAGTATTGTTAATTATGATAAAGAAAAAGTTTTGATAGTCTCAGAGAGACAGATCAGACCTCAAATGGATTTTGTTGCTATTAAGAATTTTTTGGTCACAGCTATGACGGGACCGTTTGTTTTGTTAGATACAGTTAAGGACATGATCCATAAGATAACATCAAAAGCTACAAAGTTATTGGTGATTGATATAATTGCATTGTTGATTAGTTTGCGCGATGGCTATTTTTCTGTTGGTAAATTATTATCTGCATTAATGAATTTGTATACCTTACATGAGAGATATATGGATATTTGGAACGGCATACATAATGAACGTCTTAGACCACAAGCAGGAGCGTCAATATCCGATTTGCTTTTCGGCTTTGCAGCCTTAGGGTTACCTTCGCATATTTTGGATGCCATTAAAACTTTTACTACAATCACAGGAAAACGAATTTTTGACTCAACGGTATTTATTGAAGGAGCACGCGTTGTTCTCGAAAGTCTAATAACCATCGTAGAATGGATGGCAGAACCCTTACCTATGGTTAAAATGATTTCGACAGAAGTTAAAGAAACCATAGTGTCATTTATCAAGAAGGTAGGTTCGTCCATCTTTTTGCACGAAGATATTAAAAAAGTTTGTGATTTTTACACTGAGTATGTTTCAGGACCTCAGATTTTATTTGATCCAGCGTATAGGGCTAAGATTATGAATTTTTATAATAAATTAAAAAGCAATGGAGATTTTCAAGAATACATTGCGAACGGTAACAACAAATATTTTATAACGACCTGGCGTTTATTCATAGACAACGTAGTTAAGAGCTGTGAAGCTTTTGACACGTCTGGTCGCGATGAACCTATTTGCATAGTATTTGAGGGTGAAGCTGGATCTGGAAAAAGTAGATTGATGAATGCTTTTGTTGCTTTATTGGCAGCCAAAGGTATGAGCACAATATGCCATTCTGTGCCGGCGGCAGAGGATGGTAAGGATTTTTATGATGATTACGAAAACCAAGCAGTATTTGTTATGGACGATGTAGGACAGCAAGGAAATTCACAATGGCGATATTTAATTAATTATATATCACCAGTGAAATATCCATTACCTTGTGCAACAGCAAGTAAGAAGAACACTAAATTTTTTAATTCAAAAGTAGTTTTGTGTACTACTAATCATTTTATGTCAATTGGAGGATTCACTAAAACCGATTGTATTAGTGAACCAGAAGCGTTATATCGTAGAGCTCATGTAATAAAAGTAACCCGAGCGGAATCAGAAGAATTTGCTCAAGTATTATCGTATTACAAGTATGATCATATAGGTTCGAAAAAATGGGAATCTAAGTTTATCAACCATAATGCTGTAGGAGCAGATAATGTTAAACTAGCTGACGAGCCTCTCGATTTTACAACTGCAGGGAAGGAAAATAAGAATATCTTAGCTTTGAATTGGGTTTATAGAATATTTTCTCATATTGAGAAGACAGAAGAATTGAACAGGAGCAATTTGGTGTTTACCGATAGGGATTATCAGAGTATATTACGTGGAGAAGTCGTTGGAAACGACGTTTTTAGTGACGTTCCGTCGGAGTCCGCTAGGGGGTGTGCAACAACTCACCTTATAAGGCCCCAACTAAATATAGCTGGATACTTGAGCACAACGTATGAGTATATTAATGATAAAGTAATTAATAGTGCACGCATTTTGAATGAGTTTGTGTCACACTATACTAGCCAAATTTTGAGTTTCTTTCAACATAATATTACTAAAGCCGTACAAGCATTGTATACATTAGTTATGGAAAACCCCGCAGCGGCGGCTTATTATACGGTTAAATCAATTAATGGTCTTGTGTTTGCAGCAGTTATGGGTAGGTATCTTATAAATTTTTTTCATACATCAGATACGATAGATTTGTCTTCACCAGAGTTTAAAGGTAGTAATATTAAAGATAATGGCATTTTTAAAGCTTCACTCACTAAAGAGAGAATTGCTAAGAGTTTTATAGGACCTCAAGCAGGAGATCTTAAAACTGAATACGAGGAATGGATTAACACGATACGCAAAGGCTGTAAGACCATTGTAATGACTACGGTTAAAAATGGAATTACTTATGAGAGTAAGATGCAATGTGTGGTTAGTGGTAAACGTATTTTAGTACCTGCTCATTTTGATTTATCGACGGGCTGCATTAGTTTGTATGCTACATGGCAACATTATTTGAATAAACATTGTGAAATTGAAAACGTTAGAGTTAAGCTTATCAAAAGATATTTGACAACTGACATGGCTGTATGGGAAATTATTGGAACTATACCTTTGTATAAATTGAATAAGGCATTATTTTCAGCTGCCGCATCTAGTTCTAGTGTATGGTATCTAATAAATTCTGCGGGATATTATGAAGTAGTATATGATTATAATTGCGTATCTAACGAGGAAGTATGTACATATGGCACTATACCAAATGCAGGCACATTACCTGAAGCCACTCAATGGCGACATGAAATAGATACAGGATATTTTTACACATATTCTGTTCCTGGTGGCTGTGGAACAGTTCTTGCAGCTCCTGGTGCAGGTATTATTGGATTTCATGTAGCTGGTGGAGATTCAGCAGGCTTTGCTGTCAGACCATCAGTTGAAGTTGCTTCGGAAATTAGGGATCTTATGATGTCCGCACCTGCTGCTGATAATTTCGATTTGGATGATAAAATCATTCCAAACTTTTCAGGTGTGAGAGTTAGATATACACAACCACTTAAACAAGTAAGAGCTACTCATAAGACAACATTTGTTAAAAGTGTGCTACATAGAGATTGTAATCCAGAAATGGAAAAATTGATATCAGATGTTGAAAGTACTCCTATTGGTGAATACACAAGAGCACCAGTTGAAGTTATAGATAAGAAAGCACCTCCTAATTTTAGATCAAGAGGTACTGCTGCTAAGACATTGAAGGAACTATCACTGAAGTCATTCTCTAGACAAGGGTTTGTTTCTAACGAAGAAATAGAATTTATCAAAGATTATATGAGATCAATTTTGATACCGTTTGATGATTTAAGTGATCAAGAAACTGCTTTTGGTGGAAAATATGCTCCAGCAATGAATAAGGACTCTAGCAACGGATATGGTTGTCTGCCTGGGAAAGAAGCATATATAGATTTTGAGAACAAGGTAATTAAACCTGAGATGTATAAATTGATTAATGATATTAAACAACAAGCGACGGAGAAAAAATTTGATTATAATTATTTTATGTGTAGGGAATCTTTTAAAGATGAACTGAGGGGTTCAGCAAAAGTGAATGATCCTAGAACGTTTAGAGTAATGCCGTTAGGCAATATTTGGTGGACTAAGAAAATATTTGGACAATTGTTGAAACATTTTAAGGATACTCGTATGAAATATGGAATAAGTGTTGGATATAATCCTTACATTGATTCTCATGAGTTAGCTAACAAGCTTAAATTATGTAAAGAAACAGGCGATGCTGATTTTAAAAAATGGGATGGTAGTGTGTTAGCGGTATTTATGCAATCAATATTTGATGTAATGAAAGAATTTTATCGTGGTGAACACCTCGATGTAATTGATTGGCTTTGTGCCACTATTTCATACGCTTTTGTGAATGTTAATGATGAAATTTGGGCTACTACGCATGGATTACCATCTGGCACTTGGCTTACTTTGTTGTTGAATTGTATGCTGAATAAAGCTTTAACTGCTTTAGTTATTTATAGAAATAAACCTAACCCACAAGTTGGAGATGTACATAAAGTTATTGATTTTGTGATGGGAGATGATAAAGTTTTTGGTTCTGATGAAGAATCATGTAAATATTTTAATCTTTTGACTATAAAGGAGGTCGCGGAATCCCTTGGTATGACAGTCACGAACGGAGATAAGAGTGCAATTGAATCATCAAGTCAACCTTTTGATAAATTAACATATGTTAAACGGCATTTTAGATTTCATCCAGTTTTGAAAAGAACTGTAGGTGTTTTGTCTTTGGATACTATTTTTAATACATTACAATGGTTTGACTCTAATAAGGACGGACATGAAGCTATGATAGGTAAGATGAGATCAATGCAAGTTGAAGCTTATTTACACTCGGAGGCTTTGTTTTCTCAATTAACGCGAGTGTTTTCACAAACATTCCCTTATGAAGCTCTTTTTGATAGAGAGAAGGTCATTAATATTCTCAATTATGATGATGGATATGAGTTCGTGATGGGTATGCAAGGTAAGTTTATACAATATTAATTATATAAGACAAATTTTATAACAATTTTGTAATATAATATTTTAATTTTATTTATTTTTATTTATTTATTTATTTTGAATTTTATTTTATTTATTTATTTATTTATTTATTTTAAAAGTTTAATGTATTTGGCTTGGCGGAGATAACCGCCTTAACAAATCCTTGTTGATCAGGGTGGTAACCTATAACCTTATCAATAATTATTCGGTTATGCAATGTTATGATAGCACTTATAACAGCCGAGATATTGATAAAATTCTTGTGCCATACTACTGACTTGCAAAGAAGTAGTTGAAATTTTATTTGCAACAAATTTAGAGAATATTGATAATAACTTTAGCGCAATCTCTAACAGAGATTTCGCCATTACAGATCAAGAAATGGAAACTACTGTGGCAAAAGTTACTACGAGGGAGATTCAGAAGATTGATACTCCTTTTAATGACTATTTTACTAAGATAGATATGCCTGATGCTTTTCGTGTTGACGCTAGATCTTTTATTGAACGCCCGTTCTTCGTGGATGAGGTTGTGTTCTCGGACACTGATACTAGATATAAATTTTTAAATCCAAACGTTAAGTTTTTACCAGGAGATATCGCACGTAGTAATCCATCATTATTAAATATGTTTAAAATGGCTTCTTATGGTAGACCTGATTTAGTGTTGAGTATATCCATGGCAGGAACTATTACACACGCTGGTGTGGTATTGGTTGGTATTTTACCTCCCTTACCCACTTACGTATCTAATGCATTTCCTACTTTTAATAAGCGACTAATCAACACATTATTAACCGGACCGCATGCATTTTTGCACGCTAACGAGGCTACTTCGATAGCTTTGAAAGTTCCCTGGTATTGTAATACAGACATGGCTACGACAGATATGGAGACTACCCCAGGGTATGTTCCAACTTTGGATATAACAGAAACTAATGGCAATTATGGCACTATTGTATATATGGTACTTAATCCACTTCAGCCTTCTACAGGCTCTACTAAGAGTCTGAAGATAGTTGTCGAAGCATGCTTTAAGAATTTTGATTTAGCTGTACCAACTCCACGTTTTGTCACTTGGAATGCACAAATGCAAACTAAGAAACTTAGTAAGAGAGTAATATACAACCCAACTTATGATGATTTTGATCGTTTAGCTGAAGAACACGGCATAACTGAATGGAGGAGAATGACACTACCACGTAGAGTTAGATTTATGAAAGCAGTACGTAAGTATTTGCCTTTTGTATCTGGTGCTTTGAGTTTATCAGCAGTTTTTATTAGAGTATTATTTATGATCATATCTGGTGATGATCCTACGATTTTACCGGATAGTATGGATATGGATCCAACTCCAATTTTAAGACCTATTGATAGGATTGTGAGAGTCACTGATACTATTGATGATATGCAACCGCAATCTGGAATGCTTAAGGAAGTGTATTCTGGTGTTTCTAGTGCTGCTACAGGCTTATTGGACTCAGCTGCTGCTGGGGTCAAGACGGTCTTTGGTGATGCTATAGATGCCGGAAGGAAATGGATAAGAGACTACACTGGTTTGCACAATCCTAATGTGCCAAACGTTCAAGAGAGAGTCATAAACACGCAGACAAATTTTATTAATAATGTTGACGCTCCTCAGTTTTTTGAGAAATTAGATCCTTATGCTGATTTTAATAGGATAGTGAAGGAACCCATATTTGGTAGTGATGTTGACGAGATGGCTATTAGCCACATTGTTGCAAAAAAGCAGTTCGTAGGGTCTTTCAAATTGAATATTAATGATGGTACTGGTAAAATGTTATGGAGTAGACCCATATCACCTTTTCAAGGAGGCATAAACAACCAAGATGGAGGAATTTTGTGTGCTAACAATTTAGAATTGTTACACTCATTCAGTAGAGGATGGAGAGGAGGTTTAAAATTGACATTGCAATCTGTGATGAATAATAAACAGCAATGTAAATTGAGAGTCATCAAGATGTATAATCCTTCCGTGAAAGCGGCAAGTGCCTATCCTGCTTATTCTAGCATTGTTAATGCTCCTACTCACTTACTTGAGTTTACACAAGGAGGACAAGAACATGTTATTGACCTGCCGTATTTATGCAGGAATGATATAACACCTTGTGGAGCGAATATGGATTTTGAAGCTTTGTTTCATGGTATATATTATGTTTATGTAGCGCAACCTTTAGTAGTATCGGATTCGTCACCTACAGAGATAGAGTTTAATGTATATTTATCTGGCGATACTAATTTAACTTTTTATGGCTATACCACAGCATCCACTTATTTTGGTGCATATGGTGTTTTTCCTTTGCCCTCGAGTGCATTACGTGAAAGTGCGCCTAGGATGGTTTCATTCCCTCGTACACAGATTATTCAACCTGTGCAGTTTTTCAAGACAGCACACAATAAGGACCTTTTTACACAACTGGCTTTTTCTAAAATTTTTAGTGTCAAGAATTCTAAGGAAGAATGGGATACCAAGACGATGGAACAATATCAAAAATTTTGCGATTTGAATGACACGAAAGTGCGATTTCAACTCGCTAATGAGAAATACAATAAACTGAAAGAAATCTTGGGCACTCAATTTAATGAAGTAATCAACTCATGGAGTTATAATGCTGTTGGTTTGTGTTTGAAAGCTAATATTGGTGGCTTGAGTGACGATATTCGTTCTCGCATTGTTTTATTATTAGGAAATACCAATCTTCAGGCACAATCTTCGATTAGAGTGATGAATGAACCACAGAAACAACACAATGTAACAAGGATGGAAGACAAAGATCTGCAATTAGGACACATGAATAGGCTTATGCCTACTTTGGATATTCGACCTTTTATTAGACGTATGTACAAATCTCAAACTTATCCGTTCATTCAAGATGCGGATACATATTCAACTACCGCAATACCACTTTCATCTTTCATTGGTGAAGATCCAAGTGAAAGTAGTTATACACCCATAGATACGTTCAGCAGAATGTATTACGGCAAGACTGTAGGTTTTAAGTTTAGATTAGCTGTATCATTAGATAAAATACTGAATGAGACTGTGGAGGACGTTTCACAACTTCCTTTGCGTGTTTATTACTTACCTCAGAATCTCAACTCCTTCACGCCGACACGCACTGTGTTAGGAGCTACTCCAGCACCCAATGCTATACCATCTGGTTTGACAGCAAGCAAGGGTATTCCTTTGCCATTTCAAATCGTTGAGAAAGAGTCAAATGGTAGTAGAGCTGTATATGAATTCACAATTCCAGATACTTCGTTCTATAAGTTTATGGGAGGTCCTAATAAATTCTACCCACCAACCGCTGGTGTAGTCTTACCTGTTTTATCTCAAGCTGATTTTGGTAGTCTTTTGATCAGTATTGAAAACATTACGTCTTCAAAAACAGCTATCGCTTCACTCGAATTTTTCGTTGGTCTTACTGATGAATCTCGCTTTGGCTATCATGTGATGGCTCCAGCTTTCTTAGTCAACAAAGAGGAATCATTGTACTTAGGAACTAACAGCAATACGAGTACACCACCACTTTCTACATTAAACCCCTATATATATCGAGGAGGTTTTTTGTAAGGGCGATAGCCTAATTCCGCGGAATGCAACCGCGTAAACAAATGACAAACACCTGTATGGAGGGGTGTATAAATATACTCCTTACAGGCTTGGCCACTTCTATAATTGAGTGGGCCAGGCCCACTCTTTTATAAAAAACACCCGAAAAACCCC